GCTGTGGAACGCGTAGTTCCTTGAATTATAAATAGATTTGACTCAATAAATACAACCTTCAAAGATAGGGAGATCCAACATGCCATTTCAAGTAAGTCCTGGCGTCAATGTGTCCGAAATTGATCTTACCACCGTTGTTCCTGCTGTTTCTACGACAGAAGGTGCAATTGCTGGTGCGTTCCATTGGGGTCCAGTTGACCAACGAATTCTGATTGACTCAGAAACCACTCTAGTGAACCGCTTCGGTAAGCCTAGCAATCACAACGCAGAAACATTCTTTACTGCTGCTAACTTTTTGTCGTATGGCAATCAGTTGTATGTAACACGTGCAGCAAACACAACCGTCACTACGACTACTACTGTCACTTTGGCAAACGGTTCGTCTGTATCACTAGCTGCTAACGCTATCTCTAGCTACAGCGCTATCGGTAACACAGGCCCTGCTTCAAACAGAACCAAATTCAACATCACTAACCGTGATGATTTTGAATCCAAGTCATCTTCATTCTCTGCTACTGGCGATGAGGACGTCCTGTTCGTCGCTAAGTATCCAGGTTCGTTCGGTAACACGCTGCGTGTATCGCAATGTGACAATCCAGCTCAGTTCAGCACTGTACTCAACCTAGCACCTAACGCATTCATCACAACTACTGGTACACGTATCGGATTTGTTGTGGGAAGCAATGCTGCTATTGTTGCTGTTACTAACTCATCTTCTGGCGCTTTGTCGGACGCTGCTAACACTGTTAACAATGTGTTCTCAGGCGTACAAGTTGGTGACGTTATCCTTGCAGGTAACACGACAGTTGGTTTCCAACGTCTCAAAGTATCTTCGTTCACCGCGTTGGATGCAGCGGACAACTCTGCTAACCTGACATCTGGCACATGGGCTAGCTTGGATCCGCGTTCCAACTCAACGCACTACTCTGCTACGATCAACTTTGAAACGAATTTCAACCTTGCAGCAAACGTAGATGCTACTTTCTTCACTCGCGAGTGGGAATATGCTTATCTGTTTGACAACGCTCCTGGCGTATCTGCATGGCAAGCATCTAAAGGATCCAACACAGTTGATGAGGTACACTTTGCCATCATCGATAGATTAGGTAGCTTCTCAGGAACTCCTGGCACTGTGCTAGAGGCTTATAGCGGACTTTCGCGTGCAACAGATTCTAAGCTCGAAGATGGCGCAGCTAACTACTACAGAGATGTCATCAACGACTCTTCTAACTACGTGTGGGTCACTAACGATCGCACTACAGCTACATCTAACACTGCAGTTAATTTGACTGGTCCAACATCGGCTTTGCCATTGGCTATCAACCTTGCTGGTGGTTCTGATGGTTTGACTGAGACAGACATTCAGGTGGCAGATTTGCTACGTGCATACGACCAATACAAGTCTGCTGAGAGCGTAGATGTATCCTTGCTCTTGCAAGGCAAGGCTCGCGGAGCAAGCGGTCAGCAAGTCGCTAATTACCTGATTGGTAACATTGCAGAAGTCCGTAAGGATTGCGTTGTGTTCCTCTCTCCACCAAGCTCAACTGTCGTTAGAAACAACGGTCAGGAAACTGCAAGCATTGTAGAATTCCGCAACCTATTGACATCTAGCTCATATTCAGTGCTTGATTCTGGTTACAAATATCAGTATGATCGCTACAATGATGTATACCGTTACATTCCATTGAACGGCGATACTGCAGGTTTGTGTGTTCGCACAGATAGCGACAGAGATCCATGGTTCTCGCCAGCTGGTTTCAACCGCGGTCAAGTGAAGAACATCGTTAAGTTGGCATACAATCCAAACAAAGCTGAGCGCGATGTGTTGTATAAGGCCGGCGTCAACCCAGTCGTTACGTTCCCAGGCCAAGGCACAATCTTGTTCGGCGATAAGACGTTGCTAGCAAGACCAAGTGCATTCGATCGTATCAACGTACGTAGATTGTTCATTGTGTTGGAAAAGGCGATCGCTATTGCTGCTAAGTCTATGTTGTTTGAATTTAACGATCCATTCACACGTAGCCAGTTCAAGAACATGGTAGAGCCATTCTTGCGCGATATCCAAGGCCGTAGAGGTATCTACGATTATAAAGTGGTTTGCGATGAAACCAACAACACTGGTGAAGTGATTGATGGACAACGCTTTGTCGGTGACATCTACATCAAGCCTGCTCGCTCGATCAACTTCATTCAGTTGAACTTCGTTGCAGTGAGAACTGGTGTTGAGTTCAGCGAAATCGTTGGTAGCGTCTAAGCTTTTTAACGACCACTAAATAAACATAATCGGAGAAAACAAATGGCATTCAACATTAATGAAATCAGAAGCCAATTGACTTTAGGTGGTGCTCGTAATTCGCTTTTCAGCGTTCAGATCACCAACCCAGTCAACGGCATCGCGGACATCAAAGTCCCTTTCATGGTACGCGCTACGACAATCCCAGAGGCGACTCTGGGCGTCATCGAAGTACCGTACTTTGGCCGCAAGATTCGTCTTGCTGGCGATCGTACATACGGAACATGGACAGTTCAAGTCTTAAACGACGAAGACTTCTTGATCCGCAACGCTCTCGAAGAGTGGTCTAACAAGATCCAAACTTTCGAAGGCAACGTACGTGACTTTGGATCTGCAAGTCCTTTGCAGTACAAGCAAACAGCTACTGTAACTCAGTATTCTAAGACAGGTACGCCTATCCGCGAATATAAGTTCAATGGTATCTTCCCAACCACGATCTCTAGTATCGATATGGATTGGAACTCCACCGACAGTATCGAAGAGTTCTCTGTGACCTTCGCTTACGACTGGTGGGATGTCAGTGGTTCCACTGGCGACGCCGGCGGCGTTTAATATAATGTAGGGGCTAGGCAACTAGCCCCAATCTTTGGAGCATACATGCAGTTATTTGGTTTTGAAATAAAGCGCGCTAGTGATCAGGAATCCAATCCTAATCTAGACGCCTTTGCCCCTCAGCAGACTGATGATGGGGCTGTCGTTGTTGCTGCTGGTGGTGTATATGGTACCGTCATTGACCTAGACGGTACGCTAAAAACAGAATTTGATCTCGTTACTCGCTATCGCGAAATGTCACTTCAACCTGAAGTTGAATCTGCAATTGATGATGTCGTCAATGAAGCGATCGTGTCAGAAAACG